ATCCGCCGGCACCGGCACAGACGCTAACAGCGACTACCGCGACGGCCGCCTTTACCGTCCGGACGGCCAGCCTGACCGCTGGGGCAGCGTCGACTTCCGCTACCGTGAACAGCGGGGCGTTCGGAGTCCTAACAGCGACGCTTTCGGCCCAAGCCTCGCTACCGGCCACCAGGGGAATCGCTTCGTTTTCGGTGCTGACGGCGCGACTTTCGCGGACAGCGGTATTACCGCAGGTCTGCCGGCGGGCGCAAGTCGACCCGGCACCGGCTCGCCTGGCGGAGGTGACTGTGTGTGAGTGACCTGGGTGTGATCGATCTAACCATGAAGCGGGCGCGGCATTACCGGTTCCGGTTCATCATCAAGGATGATCAGACGGAAGACGCCCTGTCGATTCTGGACAGCGAGTTCGCGTTCTACGCCAAGAATGAGCTGACAGACGACGACGATGATGCCGTGATCATCTGCACGACCGCGAACGGGCGCATCTTGCCGCTGGATATTCCGGGAGGCCAGTGTGAGGTGACCATCGTGCCCGGCGATACGGATGAACTCGCGCTGCGGACGCACCGGCTGTACGTGGACCTGCGCGAGGTTACGGCTGACAGCGACGTGGTAAGCGTGGCGGACGGGACACTGACGATTCTTCCCGTGGCACTCCAGGCAATCGTATGACAGCAGATGAAGCCTACGCACAGATAGAGCTGCTTACGCAGGCGACCACAGAGCCGGTGCTGACGAATGCCGAGCTGAACCTCCTTGTGAAGAAGGCGAAGCGCAAAGACAGCAGTAACCGCGTGCCGACGGACTCGCTCTGGACGCCGACGTGGAACATCGCGATGGCGGTAGCGCTCGGCTGGGAAACGAAGGCGATGAAGGTTGCCACCGGATACGACATCCAGAGCGCGGACCAGAAGCTCAGCCGCTCGCAGATGTTCGCTCAGTTGATGAAGGTGGCGCAGATGTGGCGGAAGCGCGGCGGGGAGAGCGTGCGCCTGAAGGGTGATCTGGCGCAGAACATCCTGTTCCCATCGGTGAATGGGCCGGATGACTGGTGGCCGTGGGAGACAGAGTGGGCGGATGACTGGTGGGGCTGGGCCAACTCTCCTTTGCCGGGGCAGCCATAGATGCTGGCCATCCGGGAGTGGGAACTGGAGTCCGACCGGGATGAGATGGAGGAGAGCCTTCCCGACACGGCGCTGGTTATGCGGCAGATCGAGGTATCTGATCCTGACGGCGGCACGACGGTCACGTATGCCACCGTCACGGGCCTGGAGGCGGTGCCCTGCCGGGTGATCCCCAGGAGCACGTTTGCCGCGGAGCGAGTGGAGGGCGGCGGCCTGACGGCGGTGACCTATTGGGAGATTCTTATGCCCTGGGATACTGAGATCCACGACACCGACCGCATTGTCGTCAATGACGTGATGTATGAGGTCAACGACGGCGGAGCGCCGGATCGCTCGCAGAGTTTGCTGCTGGTGCTGAATTGCAGGAGCCTGGAATGAGTGTCACGTTCAAGATGCAAGTGGTGACGAACAATTTTCTGAAGATCGGGCCAGATGCCGTGCGCCGGGTAGCGGCGGTCATTCAAGAGACAGCCGAGCAGATCGAGGATGACGCGAAGGCGCTGGTGCCGGTGGATACCGGCGCTTTGCAGGAGAGCATCGAGGCGGAGAAACTCAAACAGCTTCAGTGGCAGGTGACGGCTGGCGGCGGCGAAGTGGATTACGCGGAGTATGTCGAGTACGGCACAACCCGGGCACCCTCCCAGCCGTACTTCAACCCAGCGGTGGATGGGGCACGGCAGGGCTATCGCGAGAAGGTAGGCGCGGCGGTGCGCGGAGCAGCCGAGGAGAACCGTGGCTAACGAAATCTACCAGGCGGGCGTGTTCATTCGCGAGACGTTGGGGGCCAGTGCGGCACTCACTGCGCTCGTGGGCACACGGATCTACCCGGAGTTCGCCCCGCAGAACGCGACGTACCCGCTGGTCGTCTTTGCACTGCTCTCCTCGCCGGATCGGAACGCGGTGGGCCACAACCGGCGTATCTTCACGGAGCCGCTGTTCGTGGTGCGAGGGGTGGCGAACGAGACGTCCTGGGTGACGGTCTCGCTGATCGCCGATGCCATCGACGCGGCGCTGATGGGGGCGAATAACAACGGGGTTCTGAGCCCGGCACTCCACGTTCAGGGCGCCTATCGGGAAGCGCCGCTGCGGTATACCGAGGTGCCGCAGGGAACGAGCGGGACGCGGTATAACCACTCGGGAGGCCAATACAGGCTATTCGTACATACTAACGCCTGAGTAGGAGACGACCATGCCAGAGAATGCAACAGTATTCAGAGGCTCCCAGTGGGGAGTCGAAACGACGTCAGGCACGGTCGTTGCGGCCAACCGGCGTCTGCTTTGCACCGACGTAAACTCTACGCCAGCCACGCGGTTGGCGATGTATCGGCCTGTCGGGAGAAAATACCCGACGACCGTGGTGAAAGGCAAGGAGCACACCACAGCCAACCTCACGGGCGTTCTGTGCTACAACGACCTAGTGTATCTGCTCTCCGGTCTGATGACGACTGCGACCATCACCACGCCCACGAGCGCCACGAACACGCGCAACTGGCAGTTCCTGCCATCGCCCACGGCGCCGGATAGCCCAAAGACGTTCACAATCGAGACGGGCTCCTCGGTAGAGGCGGAGCGGTTCGCGTACGGCCTGGTCAACGGCCTCTCGCTGCACATCACCGAGAACCCGCCTATCGAGATCACCGGCACGATGCTGGGCTGGACGCTCACCGAGGGCGCCACGCTCACCAGCAGCCCGACGGTGATCGCGGAGAGCCCGGTCGATCCGGACACGGTGACATTCTTCGTGGGGAATGCGACCACGAACGAAGTGCAGACGGTCAACCTCGTCGGCGGCACGGGGAACTTCACGCTCACCTTCACGGACCCCTACGGCCGCTCTGCCACCACAGGCACGCTGTCCGACGCCTCGACGGGCGCCACCGTGCAGACGGCGCTGCGGCTGCTCTCCAACATCGGCGGCGACAACGTGAGCGTCTCGGGACCGGCCGGCGGCCCGTTCGTGATCACCTTCAGCGGCTTGTTTGCCGGCCTGAACGTGCCCATCCTTGTCTTCAACATCGTTACCTTCACCGGAGGTCCGGCCACGGTGGTGGAGACCACCGCAGGCGGGATGACCGCACTGGACAGGCCGCTGGAGTTCACGCTGAACTTCAACGAGCGCTACACGCCAGAGTTCACGCTGAAGATGGCGGACCCGAGCTTCTCGGCTCACGTTGAGAAGGCACCCACCTTCGACGCGCAGATGATCATGCAGCACGACGCGACCGCCTCCGTGGCGCTGATGGCGGACCTTCGGGCGAGGACCACGAAGTACCTGCAAATGGTCTGTGTCGGGCCGCTGATCGAGACTGGTTTCTACCGGATGCTGACTGTCAGGTTCCCCTTCAAGCTGCAAGAGAGCACCCGCGCTGACCATACAGACGTCTGGAGCGCAACCTATCACATGGTGCCAATCGATGACGGCACCTCGATTACCGAGGTGAACATCCGCAATACTCTGACCGCGCTCTAGGAGACAAATGCCCATATCGTTGGCCACGGTGAACGCCCGCAGGGCTACCGTCAAGATCAGTATTGAAAACGAGACACTGAACGTCACCTACAATCGCTCGGTCATCACGCCGGATCTGCAAGCGAAAATCAAGGATTGGGGCGAGACAGACGTCGGCTCGCTGGTGCTTTTCACGAAGGCGGCTGTGGTGGAGTGGGATCTGCTGGGGGAGGACGGCAAGCCATTGCCGCTGGATGAGAAGACACTTGGCGCTGTGCCGACCGACATCCACATTCTGATTCACAGGGCCATCTACACAGATATCGACCCAAATGCGGACAGCCCCGAGAGCACCGGCTAGGGTTCTTTCTCTTGGGGCAAAAGCGGGGGCGATGTCACGAGGCTTATCCCCTGGTGCGAGCCGCCAAGTATTTAGGTGTCGCGCCGTGGGATCTGGCCGAGCAGCCGACCTACTGGCGCGACGTCGCACTCTATTTCGAAGCAGAAGAACGCTGGGCTGAAGCGCAGGCCGCTTCCAAGCCTCAACTACCGCGCATAGGAGGGCGCTGATGCTAGTCTGTGTTGTGGGCCGGCATGCTGGCGCCCTTGCGTGTGTTACACGACATGCAAGCCACGCGAAGGTTTTCCGGCGTATGTGGGCCGCCCTTCGACAGTGGCACGACGTGATCCATCGTGACTTCGTTCAGGGCCAAGACACGCAGGCAGAGATAGCACGTCGATGCATCGCGCTCAATAATTGCCAGCCGGTCAATCTTGGCTACGGCGGGGGACTTCATCTTCCATGCGCGTCTTCGACCTTCTCTTTCGGCCTTCTTCTCTGGGTGCAGTCGTGCATACTCCGCGTTGTACTGTCGGATCTTGTCACCATTCTTGGCGCGATACTCAATGTGATAGCCTTTAGCTTTGCGCTTGGCGTACTCTTGCTTGTAAAGGATGGCGCGTTGCTCTTCGGTGAGTGCATTCCGACGCGCCTGGGCATCCTGGCGCATCTGCTCTCTCCGTGTTTCGTTATGTCGGTGGTAGTAAGCCAATCGCCGGTCATGATTAGCTTCGTGCCAACGTGCGTAGTATCGAGAGCGATCCTCGGGATGCTCGGCAGCATATTGCCTTGCTCGTTCTCGGTAATGCTCCGGCTTGCTGTAATAGAGGGCTTTGAAAGCTGCGCGAGTGCAAACTTTGCAGCGAGAACGTCTTTTTCCCTGCGAAAGGTTAAACTCGGTTTCAGGCTTGGTTTCGCCGCATTTTGTACACCGTTTCGATTTCTCCATATGGAGATTATACCTTAAATGGTCACGGTAGCACAGCTACAGGCCACCATCGGCGCCGACGTCTCCGGTTTCACCCGTGGCCTGAACTACGCTGACGCTCGCCTTGCCTCCTTCGTCACGAACTCCGCCCAGGTGGGGACGCTTTTGCGCTTGGGCATTGGTGGCGCGTTGGCGGGCCTCGCCGCCCAATCCGTCCGCATGAGCGTCGATTTCAACACCTCAATGGCCCGCGTGGCTACCCTCATCCCGAACAACATTGCTCGCATCAACGAGCTGAAGCGGGGCGTTCAGGATCTGGCGGTTGAGACAGGCAAGAGCACCAAGGAGATCAGTGAGGGCCTATTCCTGGGCGTCTCCGCCTGGGGTGACACGGCCGACACCATCAAGAATGTCGAGGTCGCCACCCGTGCCGCCGTCGCCTCCAATACCGATGTGAGTGAGACAGTGCGGGTGCTCGCGGGCGTCACCAAAACCTATGGCGATGCCTCGGAGAAGGCCGTCAAGCACGTTGCCGACCTCGTGTTCAAGGTGGACAGCCTGGGCCTGACGACCGTTCAGGAACTCATCCCGGCGATGACTAAGGTGGCTCCACTCACCAGCCAGATCGGCATCTCCGTCGAGAACATGGCCGCCGTATTCGCCACAGCTTCCGGGGTGACCGGGAACGCGGCCCGTGTCGCTACCCAGTTCCAGGGCGCAGTTCAGTCCCTCCTGAACCCCACCGAGAAGATGCGGGCGCTGTTCAAGCAGGTGGGCGTGTCCTCCGGTCAGGCATTGATTCAACAGCGCGGCTTTCAGGGAGCGCTGGAACTGGTTGTGAATACGGCGCGGACCTCCGATATTCCGCTGGCGAAGTTCATCGGGCGCATCGAAGGGCAGCGCCTGGCCTATTTCCTGGCCGGAAAAGGAGCCACCGAGCTGACTGACAACATGCACAAGATGCAGAACGTCAGCGGCCAGATGGAGCGGGCCTTCAAGCAGCAGGCGGAGGGCGTCAACAAGCTCGGCTTCCAGTGGAACCAACTCAAGCAGAGCGTGACAGTGCTTGGCCAAACGCTGGGCGATGAACTGGGCACGCATCTTCAGCCGGTGGTGCAGTGGCTCCTCGAGCTCATCAAGCAGACCAAAGACGCCAAAGGCCCACTGGTGGAGCTAAAGGCGCAATTCGAGAGCATCGGGGAGGCTAGCCGCGGCTTCATTTCCAACATCGCACACGGCGTGAACCGGATTGTCGCCCCTATTGCTACCGGTGTACGCGACCAGCAGTTGGCCCAGGCCGCGCAGGGCGCCAGCGATCCCTACATGCTGGAGTTGCAGCGCCTTGCCGGCCGCCAATCTGGAGGTTTCCCCCGTGGCGCTGCGTCTCCCTCGGCGGGTTCCGTGCCGGGGACGAGTGCCCAGGAGATGGCGCGGCGCGTCAAGGATCTCACCCAGGCACAGGGAGAGCACCTTCAGGTTGCCCACAAGCTCACTGATGCCGAACGTGAGATGAAACGGGCGCAGGAGCAGCGGGCGGACGCGCAATACAAACTTGCGCTTCTCCAGAAGGGCATGACGGAAGACGAAGCGCAGCTCCTGACACAGATTCGGCGGGCCCCGCCTGCGCTGGCCCAGGAGATCCTGCAACTCGCGCGCCGCACGAAAGCCATCACCGAGGCGCGTGAGGCGTCGGCGCAGGCCCGCAAGGAGCGCGAGGCGGAGCATGAGCGGTTCGTTCAGCAGGGAAAGGACCTGCAAGCGGAAATCCGCGACCTGAAGAGTTATGGCGGGCTCGCACAGCTCAAGAACCAGTTCCCGAACGAGTCGATGGCGGCCCTACAGGCCCGCTACAACCAGCAGCAGTGGCGCGACAGCTTGAAGGCAAGAGCGGAGTCGAGCCGGCTGGCCGAAGAGGAGGATAACCGCGTCAACCAGGCGATGAACCAGCAGTTGAAGCAGATCCAGCTTGACGCGATGAGCGAGCAGGCCAAGCGCAAGTACGGCGAAGTGAACCGGGAGAGCCTGGCGCTAGAGAGCGAGTGGAACTCCCACTATGCGGAACTGGCACCCAACCAGCAGAAGATCATCGACCAGATTTATGAATTGGGCATTGCCAAGGAGAGCCAGAATGCCCAGGATGAGCGAGCGAGGCGGAATGCGGAGGAGTTGACGCAGGCCATCACTCGCCAGAAGGAGGCGAATATCGATCTTCAGAAGGTGCTCGCCCAGCGACGCAGGGAGCAGGATCAAGCGCAGGAAGAGGCATTCAACCGGCGGATGAACGAGTGGGTGCAGGAGCAATCGGACGCCGTACAGCGGCAGCAGGAGGCGCTCACCGACTATGCCAACCGCTTCGCCTCCGTCTTCACGCAGGCGTTCCGCGACGTGCAGGACGGCTCCAAGAGCTTCTTCCAGTCGATCGTGCAGGGATTTGAGCACATGCTGGAGGAGATGGCGCTCGAGTACCTTCAAAGCCAGCTCGCCAATCTTTTCTTTGGCTTGCTCAACAACGTCTTCGGTGGCGGCAATCCGCTCGGCGTGCAACCGCGAGCCTACGGTGGGCCGGTGGTGCCAGGGCAGCGGTATCTCGTGGGCGAG